TAGCCTAATTGTTCTTTAACATTATCTTGCTCCCTGTGTCTTGCTCTGTAACTTGCTCCCCTTAATTCAGGTTGTTCTTCCTGTATCTTTTGTCTTGATCTTCTAATTGATTCAGGGTTAGACAGCTTACCTTCAGAGAATATTTTAAGCACTTCAAAGGCAGTTGATTTGTCTTTGCCCTGTGTAACCAATTCTCGCCACCATATATTCGCAATTAATGCCTGATCGTTATCCCTTAAATGCTCTTTGTTTGTAAGCAAGTCAATTATGACATCTTTGTTATGTAGTTTCATCTTTATATGTTTCATTATAATATTGTTCTGACCAAATTTTATTTTCTTCTATATAATATTCATCCCAATCACCTTCTTGATAGGCATCTTTAATTTGCTGCTTTTCCATTTCTTTTGCTTGTTCAATTAATTTATAATATATATTTCTTGGTAATTCCATATACATTATATCTCCTTTCCATACTTTATCTATTTGTTTATCTAACCATTCTACTGCTGTTTGTTTTTTCATAATGAATAATTATCTTGAAGTAAACCAATAATCATTGCACCGATTAATAAAGCTAAAATTAAATTTAAGTTTTCTTTTTTCATAATAGTGGGTTTGAAAGGGGATTGCTCCCCTTGTTTTAAAAAGTTGGTGGTAATGCTTTTAAATATTTATTAAATAAATTTTTAGCATGTTTGAAATCTTTTGGCACAATATTCAGAACCCAATTCTCAATAAAAATTTTACGTTCAGCATCTCCATTGTAACCTAATTCAAGTTTCCAACCTGTGTATTTTTCATTAGAACACTCATCAATGTTATAAAGGTTATGATCAGCCCATTGATATACACCCATCACATAACCTCCACAAATTTCGCTATAAGAATTATCTCCAATTGAAGAAAAACGATTATAGATAGCCATTTTTAAAATTAAACCGCCATCTAATTCTAAATACTCTTTTAAATTTTTCATAATAAGTGGTTTTGTTTATACAGCAAATATAAACCTTATTTTAATACAAAGTGCAAAAAGCTAAACTTTTTTTTAAAGAAAATTGTACTTCCCTGAACCTGCCTTGAAATTCATGTTATGCCAAGCCAAAGCTAAAGCCATAACACAGTCATCGTGGAAACCTGAAGGTGCTGAATACTTAACCCCTGACGCTGTATATTGGTATTCAAATGTTTCTAACTCGTTGACTATCAAACCATTAGGAAACCCAATCCTGCCTGTATGAATAGCTGTTTGCAGTCCTGTCATGAGCTGCTGCTTTGAAGTTTGAGTAAACTTAAAAGATTGAATATTCATCCCTGCTCTTTGAAGGTCTTCAAATATAGGATCACCAACCCCTGTAGAATCGATTAATATAGGCTTTTTTGGCAGTTTCTGTATCTCAGCCTTAGTACTACCCCAATCCTTTTGAAACCGGCTAAAAAAGGCTGTATTGCCCTCAGAATCCAATCCTATGATAACTGTGTAATCATATGACTTGGCAAGGTCTATCCCGAACACTACAGGCTCTCGGTTGCTCATTGGTCGAATACAGTTTCTGATATGCTCGTTCCCGAACGGATTGGCTGCATTTTCCATTGGGTTCGCCATGTACTCCTGCTCGAATACTGCAGCAGGTAATTGCCTTTTGGCATCTTCTATTTCATCCCGATCTATGTATGGGTTATCGTATGTAGTATATTTAAAACTCGCCCAATCTTTTTCGCCCCCTTTATTGAATAAGCTATAAAAGTAATTTTGACCTCTTGGTGTTGAAAGAAACATTGCCCAACCTTTATAATCGGTTAAGGTAGGTCTGATCGAATTAAGCCACCCTGATTCTAAATCTGAAATGAAAGCTGCCTCATCTATTATAACCCCATGAAACTTCCGACCTCGTAAACCATCTAATCTTTCCCCTGTAAAGAACTCAACTGATCCACCGTTCGGGAAGTCAATCTTTAAGTCTGATTGGTTTTTCGGGTAAGGAAGGGCATTGCCTAACTTATTAAAGAATACTTTTGCAAGTTTATAAGTGGGGGTTATGTATGCAAGATTCTGACCGAAACAGGCAGTCTTTACAATCTTAATTAGGCACAGTTCACTCTTGCCGAATCTTCGACCGCACATGAGCACGTTGAACCTTGCTTGACTTTCAAGTATAGGCTTTTGATTGATATGTGCAGCAGAAAACTCAATTCTCATAATATTGATTTGCCTTCAACAAATACTATCTCCACCTTATTATCTGTGTTGATATCCATTTGTTCTTTCGGCTTACCATATACCCTTGTCAGTAAAGTTTCAAGTGAATAAAGACTTCCTTTTTCAAGGCTCTTTCTCATTGCATGTGCAACTGTCTTTTCAAGTACTGTTGCCTGTGGGTTATCCCAAACAGCTTTTAGTTCCTCAATAGTCATTGACATCATTGCCTGAATGCTATCGTTTATTTCGGATAGCTTATACCCTTGCTCTTTCAAAAGGCTCACATACTTTCTCGGTCTTCCGTTCGGATTACCTGACTCACCTTTCTTAAATTGGTTTAAGTGTTCGTTTTTAATTGGCATCGTCTGTTATTCGCCTGTTTTAAAATAATGTTTACCATTTCTTTTGACCTCTAAACTTGGATCAAGTTTCATCATTCTATCTACTATTACTTGGCAATATTTAGGATCAAGTTCAATTGCATAGCATTTACGATTCAATTGATGAGCAGCTACCATTGTTGTTCCTGAACCGCAAAAAGGCTCGTAAACATCACCATCATGGTTTCCTATTGCTCTTGCCATACATTCAACAGGCTTTTGTGTACCATGTCCTGTTTCACTTTTTTGTGGTTTATCTATTTCCCAAATTGTTGTTTGTTTTCGATCAGAAGCCCAATTTCCTTTGTTTCCTTTCTTTACTGCATACCAACAAGGTTCATGCTTCCAATGGTAATCAGCTCTACTAATTGCAAAATGACTTTTTACCCAAATAATTTGACTTCTAATTTCAAATTGACAATCTTGTAAACTTTTTTGTACTATTCCGCTGTAAATACCTGCATGGTAAACATATGCAACTTTTGAAGGGCTTAATGACCATGCTTCTGTCCAATCAGCATTATCATCATTTTGTACTTTACCTTTTGCCCTTCCTGTTTCTTCACCACTTAATGCATCATCTCTCCATTTTGGATCATATACTACTCCATATGGAGGATCTGTAACCATTAAATATGGCTCTTTGCCATTTAAAAGTTTATTTACATCATCTGCATTTGTACTATCTCCACATAATAACCTATGTTCACCAATCTCAAATAAATCGCCTAAAACAATATCTGTTTTTATTTCATCAGGAACTTCAAAATCATCTTCCTGTGCTTCTGCCTGTATAGGTTTAAAATCAGGTATATCTAATCCCCATTCTGTTAGTTGTTCAGCATCCCATTCATTTGCTATGCTTTCCCAATCCCATTCCCCAAATCCAACATTATCTTTTATAATAAATTCTTTCTGCTGTTGCTCTGTTAAACTCGAAGCCTTTATTATAGGCAGTTCTTTTAATCCTGCTTCCTTACAAGCCTTTAAACGCATATTACCGCCCAATACTACCATGTCATCATTAACTACAATTGGTCTTATATTGAGCATCTGTGGGAAATCCTGAATGCTTTTAACAAGTTTCTTGAACTTGTCATCCTTTATTATTCTTGGATTGTTTGGGTTAGGTTTAATGTCACCTGCCTTGACCACGATAATTTCGTTCTTTTCTGTCATGTTTGTTATATGATTTTTTGGCTTTGCCTTTTTTGCGTTTACCAAAGGTAACTTTTATTTTATCCTGTGATCCCTTTTTCATTTACCATGCCCTCCCTGCTCTTTCCATTAATTTAAGCCTATAGGATTCCAACCATTTTAAATACATAATTATTTTTTTCATATTACATTAATTGATAAATCTTTGACCATTCTGTAGGAATTGAAACCTGTTTGTGTATTCTGTAACCTAAGTCAAGAAAGAAAGAATCCCACTCTGATTGTTCTTTTACATTGATATGCCCCCATGCCTCATCATTATCCGTTTTTTGACTTGTGCTGCTAAATAAAATCCATATTGGGTTTATATGTTGAAACATTGCTCTTATTTCACCATCAGTCATATGTTCTGCTGTTTCAATAAACATCAGGATATCAAGTCTGTTTAAGTTATATTTAGTTTTAAGCTGTTCAAGCTTTGTTACCACTCGCAAAGCAGGTAAGTTTTCTTTTAAATAATCTCTGTGTGCTTTAAACTTTTCGAAAGCATAAACATCTAATCCGGCATCTAAGGCAGCCTTGCTGTATGCACCTACTCCGCAACCGAAATCTAAAATGATATTTCCATAACCATTTACCTGTGCAATTGTGTTTCTGCCTAAATCCAAGAATTGTGGATTGTCTAAGCTAATCCCCATTTGTAATTCTGTTTGCAAGAATTCTTTATCAGTACATTTTGCCATAAATTTCTATAAATCTGTTATGTGTTTGTTTGAGTAATTCTGTGTATTCTCTTTTATCCCCATACTTCTCATGGCACATCCTGCACATTGCCATCAGGTTTTCGATCTTGTCTTTATCTTTGCTGCCACCCATACCCCGACAATCAATGTGGTGAATGTCAACAGCTTTATTACCGCATACTTCACAGCCAATAAAATCTTCGATTCCATATCCAAAATATTTCATGTAAATTTTAGTGTGCTGCTTCATTTCGTACCATCTTGTAAAGGTTCATGCACTTCAGGCTCTATTCTCCTGTAATGCTCGGACCATAAAATTTTAGTTAAAGTTATTGATTTTTCTACAACCTCTTGCTCTGTTGCTTCGGGAAATAATATGTGAAATACTTCGTGTATGACAATCTCTAAATGCTTACGGGATTTGATCGAAGGATCAATTTCGATCAGACCATCAGAATGTGCAATACCCCAAGCCTTTTCTTTTCCAAGCTTACGGTATTTAATCCTGATCTTTGGCTTTCCTTTTTTAAGCAGCAATGTCATCTTTCATTTCCATTAAATCGGGTCTTTCTAAATCTGACAAATCTATTTTATGATTACCTCGCACCTTTGCCAATGCTCTCCTGTATATTTCCTCTTTCCTGTATAACTCCTGCATTTTCTTAATCAAATACACTTCCTGTTCTTCGATGCTCATTTTATTTATTTTTTTAGGTAACATATTATTTGTCGGTTTTAGAATGAAATTTATGACAGGTATTACATTTATACTGAATTTTTTTAACCCCTGATGCTGTTGTCCTTCTCATACTCACAATAATATCATCTGATCCACATTCAGGACAACTTCCCCTATCTTGCCCAAACAAAACCCCATAATGACTCTTTGGTTCGATATGATTGTTCAGGTGCTTGAATACTTTTTCAAGTAATACAACATCCATTTTACAATACTTAATCATTTTCTCCATTGCCTGTTGGTCGCTTTCCATTAATATGGACTTCCACAAATCAAACTCAGTCTTTATCTTTTGCCCGATTCCTAAATACTTTGCAATGTAATTAAGCCTGTTTGAATTGAACCTGAACTTGGACCTTGCAACCTTTAATGTATCAATAGTTGTATATTTCGGGAACATATCAATACCATGATACAGGCATCGTGTCCTGATCCATGCCAAATCAAACTTATCGCCATTATGCCCAACCAATTCAGTTGCCTGATTAGTTACCTCAATGAACTGCTGAAGCATTTTCTTGTCGCATTGTTTCTTATCCCAATGCAAAGAATAAACTTCCTTTTCTTCCTCCCACTTGTAACAAATACAAATGATCGCTCTTTCTTTTATAATGTTAGAGTAATCAATGTTTTGTTTATAACCTGCTGACCAAAACAGTCCGATGTTTGGACTTGTTTCGATATCAAAAAATAATCGCCTACGTTTTGTCGGCATAAGCTATGTATTTTGTTTTGCCATTTTCTTTTATGGCTCTCAATACCTGCTTCCGCTGCTGACCATTTGATTTGAAAGATACATGAACCCAATCAGGTTCAGTATTATTCCCAACTTCGTAAATC